CAAAAACGTACAAAGTCAAGTTACCGTCGCTCTTCGAGTTGCCGATGGGCAAATAGTTACCAGCACAATTGATGTAACCCAACCCTCTACTAGTATTGGCTTTGAAGAAAGATTTTTTGAAGAGTATAGCCAAGTTTCTGACTGCAGCCACTACATAGAAATTACAAAGTCAAATGCGAACTCCCCGGAGCATGAAATTGTTTATGTAAACGAAAGTGTACGTGAGGACAACGTTCCTCAATACGAAGACCTTTCGATGCTAGGTCTGTGTGTGAAAGCTGGAAACAATCTTTCCAGTGTTGAGCAGCCGCGAATATGGTTAGATAAAGGCGTTAGTGTAGAAAGGCTAGAGCCAAGTATAAGCAATACATTTGGCCCAAGCAATATATTTTCAGACCTGCTTTATTACCTACTCACAAACGAAAAACAGGGTGTTGGTACGAGCGTTTCTTCCGAGCTTGTTGACAGGGATAGTTTTGCGGAGACTGCAAAGTACCTAGTAAAGAACCGTATATTTTGGACGGGGGTTATAGAGGCCGAAACAAACCTAAGATCTTTTGCGGTGGAAAATGCTGGTAAATGTTTATGTAATTTTACAATTAAAAACGGAGTGTTTGGTGTGATGCCTGCTCTGCCTGTTGAACAAGACGGAAGCATAAGTTTAAACAGGTTAGTTCCTAGCCAAATTTTTTCTGCAGGTAATATTTTAGAAAATTCCTTGCAGGTTTCTTTTATTGACGGTAACGAAAGAATAGCAAAGGGCATATCTGTCCGCTGGCGCGATTTAAAACCCTATGAACTGCCCGAAGAAAGAACCGCAATTATCTACGAGAGTATTGGTGGTGCAGGCGAGCCAAACGTTATAGAAGACCTGGATCTTACGCAATTCTGCGACAACAGGGACCAAGCACTTAAAACTGCCCGCTTCATACTGGCCTCCTCCCGACTGGTAAGCAAAACAATATCGTTTGAAACGACTCCAGACGTTTTACTAATTCAGCCTGGAAGCTACATACAGGTACTGGTAGAGGAGGTGGACTTTAGTGCGGGCTTAAACGTTGTGATAAACCCTGACCTATCCATAAGGTCTGTGGATCCCGTACCAAACGGTACATACGAAGCAACTGCACTTTTGCCGGGGTCAAACGAGATACAGACTCGTAGTGTAACAACACTTGACAACTCGGTAACAGATCCATCTTTAGCTGGAGCGTTGATCAGCTTTCCTAGCCTGACACCTAATGAAGACATCTACCAAGTGCAGGAGCTAACATTAAGTGAAGACGGCATTGTCAGCGTGACTGCGGTAGTTGTTCCAACTAACACTGATGGGGTAAGCCGCGTCGCGAGCTTGGTTGAAGAGGCTAACCCAGACTCCTTTGTGGTAATAGAGTAATGGCATTTCCTAGTTTGGTTCCATCAGCACGCTCTTTTGCCCAGGGGGACTTTGCCAACAAAAAGTACACGGCTATTTCAGGCCAAGAAACCCGCATCCGTTACGGCGATAAAAAGTACGGTGCTACTTTAAACCTTACTTATCAAAACCTCAGCGACGACCAAGCAAATTTATTTTTAGCACACTACACAGAAGTGCTTGGAACGTTTAAAAGTTTTACATTGCCTGCAGGCACAACAGGGGGCTGGTCAAGTACAAGTTACATACCTAACAGTTCAGAGCTAAGATGGCGGTATGAGGCTGCTCCGACTTTAACTAACAACAGGCCCGGTGTTTCTAGTATTTCGTTGCAGCTAAGAGGTGTGATCTAATGGCTTTCTACACAGGCACTGATGGAAGACTACTTATTGAAGACCAAACTGCAGCAAAAGTAATTAACTGGTCCTTTACGTCTAGTTTGCAAGTGCTGGAAACAACCACACTTTCAGACCGTGATCGTACAGCAGTTCCGGGCATCAGGTCTTCGTCTGGTTCGTGCTCATTGTTTTACTACGATGCTGACCCAACCGACACATCTACGAATAGCGCAAGCAAACTACTAAACAAAATAATTAAAGCGGGGGGATCTGATGCTCAAGGTGCAGAGGCAGAAAAAGTACGCTTAGATCTTCGTGTAGTTACGGGCGCCTTGACCAGAAGAATTACTGGCGATGTTTGGGTTACTGGCGCAACTTTGACAATGGCCGTAGGGGAGGTTCTGTCTTGTGACATCACCTTTGAGTTTGATGGGACACCTACATTGGTACGGATATGAGCATTTATTTAGGCAGAGAAGGCTATGTACAGCTAAAAAGAATAGCTGAAAACAATGAGTACGTAAGGAGCGTATTGACTCCTAATGACGTAAACGTGTCGGAGCGAAGATTTAGTTTTAGTTTTCCCACATCAGTTTTTATAACAGGGGATAGAATAGAACTTGGAACTCAAGATCTTAGTAACCTTGTATTAATTCAAAACCACAATTTTCCCGACGCTTTAGTGTACGTTAATGTAGACGACGCGGGCGGTATTCGTCTTTTTGACACGTTTGAACAAGCAGTAAACGGCGACATAAACGACGCTTTACCGCTGGAAAGGGACACAGGTAATCAAGATATACAGGCCAGAACAAGAGACCCCGGAGTAAATTTTATTGCTCAAGTCTACAAGTACGAAATTACAACAAGTAGAGATTCAGTAGATGTAACTGACTTAGGTAAATCCTTTAGAGAAAATTACTCAAATGGACTAATTAGTGGCCAAGGCAGTCTTTCTTGCTTTTGGGAGTACAAAAATACGTTAGGCGACGATAAGGTAGGTGGTAAAGACGAAGTGCCTAACTACATGGCCAAGCTTCTTCTTAGACTAAAGCAAGGCAGTGTTTTTCTCGGGCGTTTTGTTATTTTTGACGACAAAAAAGGGCATAAAATATTTTACCAGATGCGTTGCGTGGTAACAAACGTTGCTATCCAAGCTGGAACGAGAAACGAAATTATAGAAACTGAAATAAATTTTGTGACAAGCGGCTCAATATCTTTAAAAGTCTCCCAAGACTTTGGCTCGTTGTTGCTTGAAGACTCCAGTAAGCTTTTGGCCGAAGACAGTACCCAAATTCTGGGCGACCCAGAGGCGCCATGAATTTTTCAGCGCTATTAGAATCGTAATAAGGTACTGCGCACTGAGTTAATGGCTGATCTTCGTATTTCTGACCTACCTGCATTAGGCAGTTCAGAGTTACAGGCAGCGGATGTACTGCCCATTGCAGACCTGAGTGCCTCAGAAACCAAAAAGATCACCGCTTCAAATCTGGTTCTAGACGGGATCACTTTACTTGCAGACGGTTCTATACCGGGCGCAAAAGTTAATTTCACCACGGCTGCCGGTTCTATCGGCACTACTGAGTTAGCTGACTCATCTGTCACAGCAGCAAAACTTGCCGACTCCAGTTCCGCTGTGGTGGTGACCGCGCTACCCGCAACAGGCGACTTTATTGGTCAGATTGCAATTGACACCTCAACATCAGAAATAAAGAGTTACATCTGGGATGGCACGGTGTGGAGCCTAACAAGCGGAATACTAAATGTTACAGGAAGTAACTCAGGTCTTGTAAATACAGAAGTAGTCATATCAAACCACGCCGCAGCTGTTTCAGCTTCAATTGACGACACAACTGCAGCGGCTCAATTTCTTGCCGGTCCTACAGGTTCAGCCGGGTCCGTAAGCGCAAGAACAATTGTATCCAATGACCTACCGCTGGCAAGCGCTGCCCGTGGAGCGGTTGCTGTAAACGGAAACGGTCTGGCTTTAAACGGGGAAGTAATTTCTATTGACAACACTGTTGTCGCAAACACTGGAACCAAGCAGCTTGTAAATTATGACAGTAAAGGTTTAGTAACAGGCGGCAGTGTAATTACACCAACAGATTTACCTGTAGCAACAGAATCTGCTGTTGGTGTAGTTAGACCAGATACTACGAGCTTGTCTGTGGATTCTCTAGGTGAGATTTCACACGTAAACACAATTGGTGCAGGAAGTGGAATTAAGGTTGAGTTTGATGAGAATGGCCACGTAACAGGTTCTTTACCTTTACAGGAAAGCGACATACCAAACCTAAGCACATCAAAAATTATATCTGGCACATTCGGCGCCTCTTTTATCACAGACAGAACCGTAAGTAGTGAAAAACTATCTGATTACTCCATCGCCTACGTGCAGGAGGTAGTACCTTCCATTGCCACAACAGAAAGCCACATTGGAATGCTGTGGCTTCAAGAATCCACATCTTCGCTCCACATGTGGAACGGTAACTCTTGGTATCCAGTCAGCTTTGGAAGACTAGCTCAGCAAAATTTAAGGTATGCGGGAACAATTGACGCAGGTACTGGGCTTATTGTCGGTGTAACGCCTCTAGGGATTAGCGCCGGGTACTCAATTGGGGACAGCCTAAGCACCGCAACAGACGAGCTGGCCGGTATCTACTTTATTGTGAACACCTCAGGCGGAGGCCCAGGCAGCAACATTTCGGTAGCCCCAGGAGTGTCTTTTGAAAACGGTGACCTGATTCTTTGTAACGGCTTAGCAGCGGGATGGACTCGCGTTAAAGCATCTTCTGCTGGAATAAGCGGCATCACAGTGTTAAACGATCTATTGGACGTGACAATCACAAATCCAGCTGCCGATTCATTGTTGAAGTTAAACGGACTAAGCTCGCAGTGGGAAGCCGTAACAATCATCGACGCTGGTACGTACTAAAATACACACAGCGCGTTAATGCGCCAGTTTTTCTGACCGGGAGGTTTATCCGATGCCAGTTTCAGTAAAGAACATCCGTTCCTTGGTACAGAACCAAGCGCCAACAGCTGGCACACTCCAACCCGGTCAGATTGCGGTTAATTACCACTCTTCCAGTCCGGCTTTATACATCGAAAACAACGTGGGCGCAGTAGTCCAAGTTGCGGGCAGCGGAAGCAGTAAGACCGGGGTTATGGGCTATTGGGACAGAACAGGCACAACAGTGTCACCTGTCAATGCAGGAGATTCAATCACCACAACAGGCACAATTAACGGAGCAAACTTAGTTCTAACTAATAAAGCTACGTCAGTTTCTACCACATCAGGGGATGCGGCAACAACGCTTGTAACAAAAGATTTTGTAGATAGCTCAATTTCCGGTGCATTTGATGGTACTGGTACGGGAAATATCGGGTACTGGAACAGGACAGGTACGAACGTAAGCCCTTTAAACGCTAACGATAAACTTTTATTCGGCAGCACAGTTGCTTACACAGGAGCAGAGAGCATTAACGCGAAAGTGCAACTCCATGGGAATGGGGGCAGTTCCAGTTCGTGGCAGACAACACGCTGGAGCGCAAACACAGGGTCGCCAATCTGCAATATTCAAAAAAGCCGTAGCGCAAATTTAGGTATACGTGGCTTAGTCCAAAGCGGGGACGATTTAGGCGTACTGCAATTTGCAGGAGATGACGGCACAAACTTTATTCCCGCCGCTTCAATAGTCGGCCAAGTTGATGGCACGTCAAACACAAACGACATGCCTGGAAGGCTGGTTTTTAAGACCACGCCTAGCAATTCTTCTGCAAGCATTGAGCGCGTCAGGATTACATCGCAAGGTTACGTGGGAATTGGAACGTCAACTCCAGGCGCGTTCTTAGAGATCGGAGAACTTGGTGGGGGTGTAATTCTCGCATCACCAAACGGGACTAGGTACGAAATTACTGTAGACAATAACGGAAACCTTACAACTGCAGCAGTTTAACTTAGCCGATTGGCGCAATTTAATTCCGTGTAGTAAACTGCAAACAAGAAGAGTTCAAAAATGTCAGAGTCTTCAACGGTTTTTATTTGGGCTATCAAGGAACTTGAACGGGATCTAAGCGACGGTTTTGTTTTTACTGCACATTACACAGTAAGAGCAGATAACGGAGTGTACCCCCCAGTAAGTGCTTACGGAAGCGTGGGCTTAGCACGGCCTGCTGTTTTAATCCCCTTTGACCAATTAACTGAAGAGCGGGTAATCAACTGGGTAAAAACAGGTCTAGATGCTGAGGTTCCAGGTCAAGTAGGCATAATAGAGGCCGAGCTACAGGCCAGGCTAGACAAAAAATTGGAGCCGACATGTGGTAAAGGCTTACCTTGGTAGAAGTAGTGACAGACAGTAGAACGTATGAAAACTGGAAACGTGTAAAACAGGCACTAGAGGACGCTGGTAAAACCGACTGCATGTTTTATAAACGAGCGGTGGCAATTTTATCTGGCAAGCCAGACCCTTTAAGATAAGAAATAGAAAGCGCCTGAACTGTGATTGAAATCTACGCAGCAGTTTTAGGTGCTTTTATTGGCATTGCTGGGATGTCCGTTTCCGGGTTTACCAGACGCACCAGCGAGAGTCGGGAAGCGGTCATTCGCCTTAGTGCAGGGGTTGAATCGATTGCCACCAAACTTGAGGACTTACACCAAGACATGAAAGCGGAAAAAGCTCAGGCTACTGCTGACCGCCGCGAAATTTACGAACGCTTAAACGATTACGGTAACCGAATTACCGTTCTGGAATACAAGAGCCCACAGGGCTAGTATGAGAAAAAGCTCCAAACCCCATGAACTTTGAGGAAATCCTTGGTCACCCTGCTTTTTGGGTCGTCATTGCTGCTGCATCTGAGTTGATTGGAATGAGCAAGCTAAAAGACAACAGCGTCATCCAAATTTTATTTACTGCAATACGTAGCCTTAAGCCCGTAAAAAAGGGTTAATTCCACCCGACGGGCGCTGGATCGTTTTGTTTAGCACCCGCTCGCTATGGAGCGAGGTCAACAAGGCTATCCAGCGCCGTAAATTTTACGCAACGCTGCCCAAAAAACTAGACCAAGCTGAAGAGGACTGGCACGCAACGCAACCTGCTGCAGTACCACCTCCACAGCGCCTTGACGACCTGCACCTTCGCGCACCATGGCATGAGCCCAAACACCCCGGTCCACCTAAATGACCTATTCCGTTATTACCGGAAATTGCCGCATCAGAGTGCTGCGTTGGTGGAGCTTGAGGCCGCAATTTTAAAAGTACAGCCAAAGATTCTTAACCGTGACCAGCCCTGGTACGGGACATGGATTGCAGCTGTAAACGACAAAAGCTACGGCGCCGCAGTAGAGCTTATTAAAAAATTTGAAGGTTGTCATTTAACTTCATATTTGTGCCCTGCTGGCGTACCAACGATCGGCTATGGAAACACCCGGTACCCCGAAGGCCAAAACGTAAGACTGGGCGAAAAAATTAGCCAACAAAGGGCAGAAGAAATGTTGAACTTAGAAGTAGAAAAAACCGCAGAGATTCTTGAGGCCGACATACCGTCTTGGGAAAGCATGAGTTCCAACCAAAAATCGGCCTTAATCAGCTTTGCCTTTAACGTTGGAGCGTACTTCTACGGTTTACCAGGGTTTAGAACAATTAGCCGCGTATTAGAAAACCGCGAATGGAGTCAAGTACCCAATGCTTTATTACTTTATCGAAACCCTGGATCGCATTTTGAGGTAGGATTACGCCGCCGTCGCATAGAAGAAGGCCGCGTTTGGTCAACACCGTAATTTTCCCGGCGTTACCATACAAATAGCTGCAATTCAAATAGGTTGTTGCAGTCTATTGAGCGGTGGTAGTGGACCACCAGATTGACGGGACTGAGCTGGTATCCCGTAAAAAAGCCAAGGTGCGCTTTCGGGACCATATTTTGCAGCAATGGAACTATTGCTGCGCCTACTGCGCTGAACCGCTGGGCAAGAACGCAACGCTGGACCATGTAGTCCCAAAATGGAAAGGCGGTATAACAGAACAACGCAATTTAGTAGGCTGCTGTTTTTCCTGCAATAGCCAGAAATCAGGCCACGACTGGCAGGAATGGTACAGGGAACGTGACTACTGGAACGAGGCCCGCGAAGCCCGCATTTCCGAATGGACAGAACAATAAAGCACTGCTCATGTGACGCCCGAATCTTGACCATACTCGGGTTTGGTAGACGAATTGCGGTATATGTGTTCTAACTGGTTTACCACTGGATTACTATCGCCTATGGGCATTCCATCAAGAGGGTTATTGGCGATAAAAAGCAACGGACCATCCATTTCTTTAACGGCAAGCATACCAATGCGCGGACTACGCACCAGTACGTGAAGAGCCATGCGCTCGAACCAGTTTAAAAAGGTAACTTTCATAGGTGCAGTGTAGGAAAAACGGCCTCAGCCACGGTTGGAAAGCACTTTTTAAACACTTCTGCACACTGGAACGCGATCTGCCTGTGCTCTAGCTGTGTATCGTTATCAGCCCGCAACAGGATGTAATGCACCCAAGACCTTAGTGTCCCCTGCATGTAAAGGGTGGTAGGAGTACAGAGTGGCAGGATACGTCTAGCCGTCTCCTTGGCAACGCCCCGTTCCAGTAGGGTGTCATAAAACAAAAAGGCATCAGCAATGATGCGACCAGCACCTGCCTGGTAATCTTCTTGATGTTGTGGGTGTATGTCACTGATACTGTTCTGCCGATTTTTAGTGTCTTGGCGTCTGAAGTAGGGTATCTCAGCTGGTGAGGTCTTGCTGTAGCGGGTGGAATATTCCTGGAACGAAAAGGACCGGTGCCGCAGTATCTGTGCGGCGATGTCCCTTTCAGTACTGATCTGAACGCACATATTGGCCATTTCAAATGGTGACCAATGCTTGTGCTTTACAAGGTATTTAAGAAGCCCTGGTCCGGTTTCCCAGTTGTCTTCATTACTGGGATTACTAACCCGTGCCATGCGCACGATCAGCTTTTCGGCGTCTGGAGTTGCCCAGACCAATTGAACATTGCTCATGAATAAAGCGCAGAGATCAGACGTTGCACCACACTTTTTCTAATGTGGTAGTGGTTTGTGCAATGAACATGTCCCTGCTCAACGGGGATTTCCACAGAATAAGACACTGCGGAACAAGAGGTGCATCTCCTGACACGTGTCATAGCGATTTCATGAGAGACACGTGTACTAATAACTTTGACCGCACCTCTGCCTGAGGCACCACAATTAGAGCATTTCACTATAAAGGCCCGCAAGTACCGAGCTTTGCCAGCACATGAAGTTTTCTTAAGGCCCTATGGCACCTTTGCCTTACACGTTCTCTAGATATACCTAAATCTTTTGAGACCTTTATGTAGGTCTGCGGTTCACCGCCACCGAGAGCAAATACACGCTCCACGATGGTACGATCCACGGTGTTTAGGGTCATCAACAACCTTTCAACGGTGTCACTGCAGAAGAGGTTGTCAAGTTTTTCCATGGGGTGTTCACCATCAGTAATAAGTTCAAGCAAAGTATGCTCAGAGTCCAGTCCAGTTGCGACTTTATCCAAGCTAAGGCAGTCTTCACTGCGTTCCAGGTACTCGCGCAACCGCTTAGGCGGTGTAGCACAGTATTCCGCGCTTTCTTCTAGGGTGGGCGGCCTACCATGCGACAGCTCAAACTGGGGTGCCCACTGGCGCAGCTTTGCCAGTATTTCCCCGGCATGGGACGGAATACGAATCATCCGGTCGTGGTAGCTCAGATAGCGGCTAATCGACTGCCTGATCCACCAATAGACATATGTGGACAAGGCGTAACCACGCTCTGGATCAAACTTTTTAATGCCGTGAGCAAGTCCAATGTTTCCCTCTTGCACGATGTCAAACATTTCGGTGCGCCTGGAACGTAATGTGTAACGTTTTGCAATGGAGACCACAAGCCTTAGGTTGCAGTTGATGAGCTTTTGGTAAGCCCGCTTACCTGTCTTAATTTCCTTTTCGGTAGGGTTTTTAGATGTAACCCAAGTTTGTACATGCCGTGCCAGCAAAATTTCCTGCTCTTTATTTAAGAGCGGATACCGAACGATGTCCTTTATGTACTCACTAAAGCCGTCCATCAGTAAGAAACTTCCACAATGCTTGGTACACAACCCATACTTTCTTCGAGGCTACGTGCCACCTGGAAGGCTTTTTCAATAGTCACATAGGAACAAGCGTCCTCTGCTCTATCTGTCAGGCGGATACCGTTGTTTTTAGGAAAGTTTGCATAATAAGCTGCAAGGTACATAACCTGAGTTCCGTGTGTTGTCTTAAGTGCGTAGCGGGGCATAGGCCGATAATTAGTAGACCCAAGAAGAGTAGCACAGTACAAAGCCCCTATTTAAAATCTTCAGAAGCTTTACGTGACTTAATACGGCCTTCAACACGCTTACGCACCGAAGCACGCCAAACAGCTTCATCTTTAGCAACTGCCTCGTTATAAACCGCAGAAGGGTACTCGCGTTCCAGTGCCCTGTAGACCGCGTTACGAACCCAAGCTGTGGGACGTACGGCGGCTTTTTCAGCTAGGTCAAACAGCAACTTTGCCCTATGAGGGTCAAGAAGTATTTGCATATATGTCTTATTTCCGTGCCAAATTGCCATCAAGTGGTAGCCCAGTAGGTTTTAGTCTAGCATTGTGCTACCAAAGAAGCGCATTATCAACATGCTTACGCCAGCCGGTCTGCTGATCTTTACGAGCTTTTGTGCGTTGTTTACGGCAGCCCCGCCTTATTTCCCTAGCACCTTCAAGGAAATTGGCTGCGCGGAGCAAATCTGCAGTACTGGCACGCGCTATTTCGTACTGCAAGAACTTCATGACTATCTGCCGCCCTGTTTCCGGTGGCATAGGCAGCATCCATCACTTCCGCAAGACTACGGTAACAACCTGTTTCCTGAGGGGTACGGAAGGACCATCCGTTAAGAGTTCGATAGATGCTGACCATGCTGCGCTACTTGCTAGTGAATTTCAGACCAACGCTTTCCTACAGAAGGTTCAGCCAGCGGCGGAATGTCTCCCAACCACTTAGCTTCGGCGCTTTCCATTACTTGTTTTAGCTGGAGCGCCCACTGTTGCGCCTTATCTTCACGAACTAGTAAGAGAATTTCATCGTGGATACAAGCTGCAATTTTTACCTCCTGTTCACCAGCTTCCAGAACCTTTGGCCAGAGGTTGCCTAAGGCGCACTTAAGGATGGCCGCACCAGCGCCTTGGATTGGGGTGTTGCACCTAACCGTCAGGCGGTTCATGTCACCTGGCAGAAAGCGCCGCATGTCAGAGCCTGGGATACGAATTTCGGCCCATCGATTACTCGCTGTTTTTGATGCGTCTGCAGCATTCTGGTTTTGCCACTGCTTCACACCTGCATAAGTGTTCAACCATTGGTTACGAATTGTTGCAGCGGCCTCAACCGTCATGGTGACACCAGAGCTAGCAGCGTAATTCCGCAGCCCCTTGGCGCCCGACCCATACAGCAAACCAAAGTTTGCGCTTTTTGCAATTTGGCGAGTGCAGCCAATTGCCTCAGCGGTAACCGTGTGAAGGTCTTTACCATCTTGGAACGCCTTGGTCATCTTTTCATCCTGCGCCACTGCTGCAGCGAGTCGCAGTTCCATCTGACCAAAATCCGCATCCACAAGCAGCCAACCATCAGGAGCCTCAACACACTGCCGAAACTCTGTATCACGGGGAATCTGCTGGTTGTTCGGTTTGATGCAGGACATACGGCCTGACTCCGCTCCAAGCTGGAGGTAGCTGGCGCGTACAAAGCCATCCGGGTCCATCTTTTCAAGGATCCCTTCAGCCATTTGACGACGCTTTTCACTTTTCTTCCACGCCAAATAGGTCTGTATGACATGGTGATCCGCAGCGTAATCCTGAAGTGCTGCTTTACTAGCACTAGGTTTACCCGTCTTATTGTCCTTCGGCACTGTCCCCAGGAGTGCTGTGAACTTTTCCAGCAATTGCTTGGGACTACTTAAGTTGAAGCCTGCCTCTAGCTTGGTCCCACGGCGAGCATCACCCGTAGCTTTTGGCCTGAGGTTAAACGCTTTCGGCGCCGTTTCAATCTGTTCAATTTCAGCGTACCACTTCTCGTAGTCTGAGTCTTCGTGCCCCATTTGCGTGACAAGGTCTCGGAGCTTTGAAAGTCTTTGAGTATTTGCTGCTTCTCTTGGAAGCTTGTGTTCCGCCGGAAGCGCATTATCAAGTTCCCGTAAAAAGTCTCTACCGAGCGCATCAATGTCGTGCTGGTAATCATTACAAAGCTGCTCAAGATTGGAACGGTTCCAAGGAAGCCCGGTACGCCACATCTGGGCCATAGCGGGAAGTGCTCTGCACTCTAATGCGTAAGCTTCAGAAAGCCGTGCATTTTGCAACGCTACTGTAAGTGGATAGTCAAGTTGCAGCAGCACTTCAACATCTTTAGCGGCGTAGACCAACTGGTCTCGACTTAAGACTGGAACGCTCCAGTCAGACCGCTGCTGTTCCTTGTCGAGTTCAATTTTCAGAACACGTTTAGCAACATGCGCCAGTCCGTGCCTGAGGTTAGGCGTTCCATTGTGGTGGAGCTTACTGGCAAGCATTGTGCAGCCGATTCGTCCACGCACATAGATGCCATGTTCTTGGAGCCAGCCAAGGTCAAACACGGCGTTGTGGGCTAGCCAGTAACGCTCACCGTTGGTAAAGAACAGACGAAGCTTTTGCCAGCCATCTTCATCTAGTTCAAAGCAATCAATGATGACAATGGTTTTACTGACTTCGCAACCCAGCTGGATTAAACGAAGTTTGCCCACTTCGGGCTGCAGCTGGAGCGTTTCCGTGTCAAAGGCGATAGAAATTGATGTCGAGATCCTATGCAGGTGCTCGACACCGAAAAACAAGTTGTAGTCAGACATGGGTGGTCTTCAAAGAAGTGTGTATTCAGGAAGTGGGCCTGTCCATTCGGACTCGTGTTGGCCGTCAGGACTGTACCAGCCGGTGTCATCAATGCGCCATCCAGCTGTGCAACGCTTTAGCGCCTTGTAGTTTTCCCAGACAGGTTCTTCAGGGAAAGGGTTTCCGTAGTCGTGTTCCCAGTCATGCTCACTGATGCCGGTGGGTGTATACCAGCCACCTTCGTCAGCTTCCCAGCCTTCTGCGCTACGCATTTTCCAGAGCTTGTCTTCGTCGGCCATAGCGCGATCAACTTGGGCAGCGTTTACAGCGTAGTTATCAAACCAGGCCGCAACCCGAAGATTGTAATCTGCGGCTTCACTCTGTGCGTAGCTTGGAACGTTCTTAAGTTTTACGCCTGCAAAGCTGCTGGTATCAAATGGGTGTGTAGACATAATTAAAGAGGAAAAGTTTCGTAAGAGGTTTGCAAGAGGTTTTTGATGATTACCTCTAGCTCTGCAATCCTATCATTGGAGTCAAGGTCGCAGACAATTGGGACTTCAGCTGTAAACCATTTGTAACCACAGGCCGGGCATTTGCGGCCTCTAACCACGCTTGCTTCAAAACGAGGTTTAGTTTGAGTGACCCAGCGGTCACCTTTTTGTGGTGACCGATTGCAGTCTGGGCAATTCATGCAAGAAGATCGTCATAAGGACTGGTTTCAAGTTCCAAAATCAAGCGGCATAAGTACCATCTGGCTTTGCGAAGGTCTTCAACACCATTTTTCTGGCGATACCGCCAGAGGTACTTGATGCAATTGCCGCGCAGATAGCCGATAAACTCATCGAATGTCATTGCGGCTTTGATTGCCTCAATACATTCGACGCCGTTTGCGCTTTGGTAGTGCGCGGGAAAGTTGACAGAATCAGTCATCATGAGTCTTCCTGTGTAATGGGAGCTTCAGAAATCAGCCTCAGCAGAGTGTCGCGCTGACGGAGGCGGGCGGCAACTACGGCGCCATAGGTGGCATCGACGACGGCTGCGGCGGTTACGGCGGTTACGGCGGTGGCGTAGGTTGCGGTGGCGGCGTAGGTGGCGGCGCGGGTGGCGGCGTAGGTGACGTAGGTGGCATCGACGACGGCTGCGCGGGTGACGGCGGCGGAGACATCGGAGGCAGCGCGGGCGGCGTCAGTCCACTCTTTGCCTTCTGCCAACAAATCCATCCCCTCAATGACTGAGTTAATAACGGCTTGAGTATCATCAGATACGGGCGGCAACGCTCGCAGTTCTTCGGCAAGGAACTTCCAGCCGACGAAGGTCAGATCTTTGTTATTAGAGCCAATAGCCTGAGGAATTGCAGCAAAGAACCGAATCGCTTCATCTGCAGGTAACCCTTCAAAGATCGATTCGGCAATCCGGGTGACCATAAACGGGATGCCATATTGGTTCTGGATAAATTCAGTGTCGTCGTGGCCGTTGGCGAGACAACCAATAAAACAGGTTTCGTAGGAGCCTTGCACAACGCGATCAGCTTTAACGTGATCTGCTACTTCGGATTTAAGCCGTTCAAAGTTTCTAGTAAGCATTAGTTTTCCTCTTGGGTTGTTGCTGGGCGCATTGCTT